TGCGTGAAGATTTATTTTACAAATCTAAAAGGACACCAATTAAAATAGATACTAAATGTAAAAGTCATTATACCAAGAGAGAAGCGGGTGATGATGGTGAAATGGATTATTTAAAGTTGAACCCCATACGTGACGAGGACTTTAAAGGGACACAGAGGATATTAGAGCAACTTGGATATAAGTTTGGGGTAGAACACCCACCCGTTCATATTCAATTCAACCAGCGTCATAATTTAAAGTTTTAATATGGGTAATTACATTAAAAGGCAACACATCATATACGATGATGATGATAACGAATTGGTATGGTGCTCCGAAGAAAAGGAATATAAACCACCAACGGAATTTGATTTGAGTGTAAATACCGAACATGGTTATATGCGTTTTTGTAAAGAGTGTAGAATATTAAACCAAGAAAGGTATAAGAATTCAAATGTTAATAAAATAGAAAATAATAAAGAAATGTTGGATATTGTATTTAAACAGATTGGTTATGATACTAATGGTGATAAAACAATTAACGAACAATTTATTGAAAAAGCATTTGAAAAGTATGGTGTTGATTTAACCATTCCAATTAAAAGAACAAGAAGCAAATATAAACATCTTAATCCACCACAAATTGGAACGAAAGAATATTTTAATTGGTATAATAAAAATGTTAGAAATAAAAAAGATTGAAATAAAAGCCGTATATTTGTAGTATGAAACTATGGAACGATAAATACCCTAAATCCAAATATGAAATTTTTGGATTTTACTTAGAATATTTTGTGGATAACAAATATATGGGTTGTATTGACTGCGAGTATGAAGAAAATAGAAAACCTGGTTATACTGGTAGAAAACTTGAAACACTTGAAAAAAACATTATTACAAATTCAAATAAGATTATTAAGGCAGGAACCAAAGTTATGACCTTGTATTGTTTGTATTATGGGGCGGCTTTGAATTGGAACGAAACACATTATGATAAAGTAAAATTATGACAAGCACAACAACAATAGTAAATGATGTTAATTACACCTCCGAAGTCGTAGAATTGACTATAAGTGGTGAAGCGATGTATTGTATCATCTGTAATAAAAATAATGAAGGAGAGATGAATTTTGAAATCGTAACCCCCTTGTTAAAACATAAACCTAACTATGAGTGGTTAAGATTTTACCACGAAAATTTTATTAAAAAAAGTCAAATAAATTTTGGGGACTGAAATAAAAGCCGTATATTTGTAGTATAAAATAAAAGATATTAAAATGGGAAACTTAACACAGATTATCACAGAAAAAACAAACGTATTAGACGAATTAAAATCAACCATAGATGGTATGGATTGGTTTATTGAAAAGGGGAACGAAGCATCGTTAAGAGATGTTAAATACGAGTGTTCCTTATTGGTTAATGAACTAAACAAAAAGTATAAAGTTGAAGGCTACAATATCCATGACGAAAAGGTTGATAAAATCTATTTCAAGGTAAATGAATATTCTACATTGGGTATTGAAATGATGTTTGATTTTGGACCAAGTTGTAATGGTCGTGTTCCATTATTCCAATGGGGACAATATGGAAATTTGGAAATGTCTTTTACAAGGAACCAAGCAATACCAAACGAGGTTGTTGATTTGATGTATGAATTGTATTCTAATAATATCCAAAAAGATGTTCTTAATATAATTAAAAGTCATATTGAACCCATCCGTAAATTGAAGCGTGATTTGGCTGATAAGAAAAACACTTATGGTGATATGAAACGAAAGGTTGTTAGGGAACTAAAAAGTGTTATTGAAACTATGATTGAAAATGGTGATGTAATTACTTTTGATACACCTACCCGTTTAAATACTTTTGATTGTGATGTTAAGTCAATTCAATTCGTAAGGGAACCTAAGAGAAAATTAGGTGTGGTTAAGGTTGAATACCAAGGACTACTTGGAACTTTATTTGTAGTTGATAATTTCTTTGAAAAGAAAAAACACGCAGGTTCTATTGTTGATATATTCCACGCTCACTTTTACCACATAACCAACTTATGAAACATATAATGATTGACTACGAATTTGACCAACAGAAAAAAGATTTTACACTGACCTTGATGGAAGCCAAGGTTCTGTATAATACTTGTATTGACATATTGACAGAACACCCCGAAAGTATAACATATAAAAAAGTCGCTAAGAAACTAAAAAAACAGATGAATAAGAAAGATAAAGAACAAATGGAATTCTACGGGGTTAATGATATATTAACTATCCAAGGACAAGACAACGATGCTGGTATTAACTATTGTGTTGAAATGGAGGTTCAAGGTATGGCAGGGGAACCTAAGAATATGGTAGTATTTTTCTCACCCGAGCAGTTAAAATTTATTTCCAAATATTACAAGAATTACGTGAAATAACCAATTACTTTTATTATATTTGAACTATGGGACAAACAAAAAGATTATACGAAGAAATGGAATTAAACGAATTCCTATCTCACTTTTTTACACACAACGAAAGTGATGAAGATTATTTATACGAAGAGTATAGGGACAAACAATTACAAGCCGAACAAGAAGGCTATGAATTACATTTTGAAGACAAATACATAAATGGATAATAAGATGAAAAAATACGATGAATACCAATTGGGTTTTGATAGAACCCAACTTTGGAAGGAGCACGAAAGCCCTATGATTAGGCGACAATCAGCGTTAAACGCAGCACAATCGTTCTTTGCTAACAATGGTATAGATTATACTGGCACGGAACTAAAAACCCTTTACACCCGTTTTCTCAATATGATTGAAACTGGTGAAACTGACTTTTTTGAAGGGTTGGATAAGTGGTTAGAAATTAAGAAGGGACAAAAGAAATGAAAATTAAAGATATAGTATATGACAAATTAAGGTCTGTTCCTTTGTTAAGGCAGAACAAAAGGTATTTACAATCCTCTATTTGGTTGGAACAATGCCGAGAATTAAACATTACAACGATTGAAGAATTTGTAATCGCTTATTCACAAAAGAAACTTGCTAACGCTGAAACGATTAGAAGGTCTTGTATGATTTTAATGAACCAACACCCCGACTTAAAACCATCAAAAGAAATTGTTGAACAGAACCAACAAATGGAAGCGATGATGCGAGCACATCGTGGGGATTTGTAATATTTTTTTTACAAAACTTTTTTAATACAATTATGCGGTGTCAAATAAACGCCGTATATTTGTAGTATGAAAAACAAGGTATTTAATTGTGTTGATGAATTCTACCAAGTAAAAAACACTTGGGGTGTAGATTTCGGTAAGGACTGCGCATACAGAGCGTTGGAGGTTCAAAGTCAAAAAGGTTTTGATATTGGATACGGAACCTTGATTGTAAAAACATCTTTGGTCACTAATGCTTATGTCGCTGAAAATTCAATTAAAGGATATTGTATTCCTTACGCTTGGCACATTTGGTGCGAGGACGAAGATAATGTTTATGATTCTTGCGGAGCATTAACTGAGTTTGGTGTTGATGTATCATCAATCAATTCTGTGGTTATGATTGAAGCACCAACCGTAGTAAATAATATGAAAATCTGGCGTAAATACCTTTTTAATACTATTAACAAATTACACAAGCAGGGTTCTCCCGATGTAGTTTATATTCAAGGTGCTGCCGAAGATAACTATAACTTTATTGGTGATAAAGCATTCAATGCCTTGTTGGATAACATTGATGGTGAATTTAATATTACTGGAACCACCCAAAATAATGTTGTTCAAATCGTAAAATAAATTTTGAGGACTGAGATAAACGCCGTATATTTGTAGTATGAAAAAGATACAAGAATATAAAAGGGATTTAAATGTTGTTAATAAAGAAATTACATTAATCAAAGACAACATTGTTTTAATAAAAGCGATGATTGTTGATTATGAAGGTAATGAAACATACAAAATGTGTATGAAACATTTAGGAGAACTAATCTTTATTAAAAGTTGGTTGGAAAATAAATTACAATTAAATTTGGTAGATTAAAAAATAAGTCGTAAATTTGTTAAACAATATTACACTAAGAAAAAAACTAAAAAAGATGAAAAACGAAACCTTGACCCCAATGAGTAAAAGTGAAAAAGCGATTATTATGAAAATGGTAGGACATTATACCGATGGTGTAAAATACAACATGGAAATCATTTATAGTAATGACGATAGTGGTTGGTTGGATTTTCCAATGTTTTATGGTGTTGTATCATCTTTGGACGAACAAGAGGAATACTATTACAAGAATATCAATAGTATAGATGACTACAACGAATTTATGACTAACGCCAATGCTTATCTTTCAATTTAATAAAGTAGTTGATACTTATGGGTATGGAAAATAAAGATGAAAAAATAATTTATTTCACCGAAAAGTTAAATAAATTAAGAATTAAAGAATTAAGTTTTAATTCAAATGGATATAAAACTCCACAATACTTGATAAAGGATATGCGTTTAACGGAAATTGCTTTATCAAATTTAAACAACGAACCTAAAAAATAAGGTTGTCTATAAACAAAATACCCCCAAGTTTTCGTCATTTCTTGGGGGATATTTTTAATTGTTATTACCAGAATACCACCAAGGAATAGGGCAGTTAAATAGTCCTCCGTATCCACCACGGATACCAAAGTTTCCATTTATGTTTCTACCAGCAGGTAGGGTGATTGATGTTTTGAATGCTCCACCGAATTCGGGAACAAGTTGTCCGTTGTTTTCAATTAAGGTATATTGTGGATACCAAGAATTATTGAATACCAAGTGTCTGCGCATTAAGTTATCATTAAACTGCGCGTTGTCCCTTGCGTTGTTTTTTAAATATGTTAGTTCCTTAATTCCAATTGGATTTGATTGTTCTGTTGAAAAACTTTGTAGTCCAACATTAACAAACTTTACGAAAAAATTATCTAACCCTAAGTAATATGCGTATGATATAAGTGTTGGTTGAATAAAGTTGTTTAATAGTTCCTTATAATTTACGTAAGGGGCAGTATCAATATCACCATTTTGGACTGCTTCCAAGATATATTCGTATAGGTTTGTTCCAAGTGTTTCTTGGATAAAGATTGTCTGTGCTTGTTGAATACAGAACCTTAACTCCGAAGTATCCACGTTCTCGTTAATCGGTGTATTGTCTTTTAATTTCTGTTCGCTGATAAGTAATACGTTGTAAATCATTATGATAATATTTGATTTTGGTTTATTTCCAATTGAATTGTTTGATTAGGATACATAAGGCCTATGATTGGTTCTATTTCACGTATAAGGAACTCCTGCATCGGTTTAATAGTCGTGTTCATATACAAGTTGAAGGCAGTTGTTAATTGTTCCGCCTGCGATGAAAATCCCGAAGGCTGCGGCAATCCAATCAAACTCGGGTCGGGAATTTGGTGTCCCGATAAAATGTTTTCCCTAACTAACGCAAAAATCTCAGCGTATCCACCCGTCTGCATAGTTGGTGTTATCTGTGTTATTTCTGGTTTCCCACCTTCTCCACCATAAGATACAATGATACGTCCTGCGTTGGCTGAACCTCTGTATCGTTCCTCTAATCTGCGTAAGATGTCCTCCTGCTCATTTTGGGAATCGGGTGCTTCGGTAGGCATATGTATCCACATACTCGGGGACGCCCCGTTGGAAATATTACTTAAATTAAATTCACTGATGGCTCTTGATAATCTAACGTCCAATGCTGATGACAACCAAGTTGGAACTCCATAGAATAAATAACCTGGTTGATATTGTTTGATATGAACTATTTGTCTATTGGTGTAGTCCTTTGGGTCAAATTCACTAAATTCAACTACACCTGCTCTTTTATAGTTTAACCAATCTTGGCAGTATAACCATTTGTCACTTCTAATTTCACCATTTTCTGGTGTCTTGGCTCTCATATACTTTGAAGGTATTACGTGGAAGCCTGCTATTCCTTCTGTTCTATCATTTTTCCATAAAATCTCTAAAAATAAATTTCCTCCAACAATAAATTCCCAAAAGATTTGTTTGATAATATCGTTGATACTTTCTTTGTTGTTGATTTTGTAATCGTTTGTAAATCCTTTTCCTGCTCCATTATCTACTTTGGAACGGATACAAGCAGCGTGAATAGGGGAAAAGTCGCAGTA